TTTTTTTGTTGATAATCGTATCATGGCTGAACCGAGGTCCACAGTTTGGGGCGGGGTCACCAGTCAATCGCAAGTTTGTAAACACTCGGGTGTTCGATGTATTCCAGAACGGGGTTGAGGATAGTTAAGCATATTATCTCTTGCAACTCATGGGTGGACATGTTGTAAGTGTCGCCCAACCAGGTCTCGAAATCCCACTCATCAATTTCCACTTTTTCGGTGCGGATTTTGTGAATAATTTGTGAGATGTCCCAACCGTTAGATCGGGTGAACCAGGTCAGGTCGTCTAAGACCACCAGAGATCGTTGTTCGTCGTCAATTGAATAATACCGGGCCAAGAAGGCGTCACGCAGAACAGGAGCGTGCCGGAATTCGTAAGCGTAACTCAGCGCCTTACCTGCAACGTAGGTATCATCACTCATGTCGGTTTCATTAGCTCTGGCATTGAACCGGGCTAGAGCTTTACCGATCATGGGGACCATGCAAGGTACGGGAGTATCGAATACGAGACGACGGGAGAGCAGAGTAGCTTGTCCGTTCAGTCTAACAACTTTACCTTTGAGCACCATCTTGAATCTATCAACGCACTTCTTCCACAAATGGATACAAAATGGCTCTAAGGTCAGAGCCAAAATGTCATCACCCAAGATGCATGCACGAGATGACGTTATCTTTTGTCGCACGCAAGCGACAGCAAACATTGTCAAGTTGTACACACTGTTCCTGAAGGTGGTAAGTGTGGTACCAGTGGGAAGTTGGTAGCAGATTCGTGACGTCACTCCAAAGCGCTTGTTTTGAACTTTGAATGACTGCATATCGAGGAATAGTGTTCGAAGCCATTGGGGCATACACACTTTCTTCAACCAAAGATCGGTAAGGACAGCAACACGCTTACGCTGTTCCTTGTCGTTGGCAGAGAAATCTCCTTCGTAAGAGTTAGTTAACTCAGGGGCGTCGGATAAGAAGCGGCATATGGATACGTCGGATGTTTTGTAACAGAGTTTGGCCTGCACTGGTCCAACCTTTATGGGGTCGTAACCAGATTCGGTCTTGTCCTCTAACATTTCCTGTAAACGTTCCATGGCGACCATGATGGCCGGACCAGTGATGCGGTTGAAAGCGTCGTTGCCTGCATAAATGATACGCGGTGCCCAGCCAGGGTCGTTGCGTTTCAGCAGCACTTCACTCTTGACTGATAGATCCTTGGTACCCAAGTATTGGGCGTCCACGTCAGCCAGAGTCGCTTCAGCATCGGTCATGCGTTTTGCTTTTTCTTTTCCAAACTTGTCTAACCACCTTGACACGGTTTCGCTGTCCTCGTAGAACTCAG